TTCATGGAGGAAAACTGGTGCCACGGGCCCGGTGACCTCCTCGGTGAGCCGCTCAACCTCGACGACGAGGTGCGAGCCTGGCTGTATCGCATGTATGAGGTCGAACCGCCGTTCCACGTGCAGCGCAAGAACAAGACGATCATCAAGCACAAGAACCCGCGCGCTGGCAAGCGGCGCTTCGAGCGGTGCGTTTTGTCGCTCCGAAAGGGCTCGAACAAGACCGAACTGGCCGCGCTGATCGTCGCGACCGAGCTGCACCCCGACGGACCGGTCCGCTGCGCGGGGTTCGAGTCGGTCCGCGGCGTTCTGCGGCCGATCAGCCGTGGCGTCACCGATCCGTACATCCCGATGATCGCCTACACCGAAGAGCAGACCGAGGAGCTGGCCTACGGCGCGTTGCTCAGAATCATCGAATCGAGCCGCCTGGCCGGTGATTTTGACATCGGACTTGAGCGAATCATGCGGGCCGACGGCACCGGGAAGGCCGAAGCGGTCTCCGCCTCGCCCAACGCGCGCGATGGTGCGCGCACCACGTTCCAGCACGCCGACGAGACCCACCGATTCACGCTCGAGCATTTGCGCAACGCGTGGAAGGTGATGATCGCAAACCTCGGCAAACGGCCGATTGCCGACCCCTGGGCGCTCGAAACCACGACCGCACCCGAGCCCGGGACCAATTCGGTCGCGGAATCGACCATGGATCACGCGCGCGACGTCATGCAGAAGCCGCAACTCGCCGCGCGATCAAAGATGTTCTTCTTCCACCGCGAGGCGTCGGCCCATCATGACCTCAAGACCGATGCCGGTCTGCGCGCAGCGGTCGTCGAAGCGTCGGGTCCGTACATCGTGAAATGGTCGGACGTCGATCGCATCATGAGCATGTTCCACCAACCGGATGCCGAGCAGGCCTATCTCGAGCGGGTTTACCTCAATCGGCCCGTACAGGCGGCCCTCAAGGCCTTCGACGTTGAGCGGTGGAAGGAACTGATCAAGCCGAAGCTCGTGATCCCCGACGGCGATGCGATCTCGCTTGGCTTCGATGGCAGCCGCTTCGACGACGACACCGGTCTCGTCGGCACCCATCTCGTCACCGGCTACCAGTGGGTGGTCGGCCACTGGTTCAAACCGGCCAATTTGCGCCCTGACGATCCATGGGAAGTCGACGGTGACGACGTCGACGCGATCGTGCGCGATGCCTTCACGCGCTGGCACGTGGTGCGCATGTACTGTGACCCGTTCAAGTGGGAGACCTGGGTCTCGGCCTGGGCGGGCCGCTACACGAAAAAGCGCGTCTTCGAGTGGGAAACGAACCGGCGCAAGCCGATGGCCTACGCAATTCGCTCGTATCGCCAGGCAATGGCCGCGGGCGAGCTCACTCACGAGGATAACGCGGCATTCGAGCACCACATCGGCAACAGCTGCCGGCTGCATACGGGGCTCGTCGATGAGGAGGAGAAGCCGCTCTGGATCCTGCGCAAAGAGCGGCCCGACAGTCCGCACAAGATCGACCTCGCGATGGCTGCCGTGCTGTCGCACGAGGCGAAAAACGACGCCATCGCCGGTGGCGCCGGGCAACAGAGGCGCTGGAAAGTGATCCCTAAATCCACACAGGAGAACAAATGACGGAGACTGCAACGAAAGAGGCGGCGAGACCGTTCAAGCTGACCGACTACATCAAGGACGGATACCTCGCCAAGGCCATCCGCAATGAGCTGAAGGGCCTGGACTCGAAGCAGCTGCCACTCGCCCAGGAAGCGATTCGCGAGGCGGCCGAGGGCGGCATCGCCGGCACCTTCGACGAGCTCCGGCTCGAATACCTGCGGGCGATTCGGCGCGCGCTGCATCCGGAGCGCAAGCTGGTCAAGAACCCCCAGATCGACCGGAAGGTGGTCAAGAATCCCCAAATGGCCGCCCGCCTCGATCGCGAGCTCGAGGATGTGACGGCCGAGGAGCTGGCCCGCGCGAATGCGGCGGTGCGCGAGATCATCGAGCAGGCGCGCAGCGTGCAGGTGCTGAACAAGGAGAACGGCGAGCCGCCGGGCCCGGGCGATGAGCGGTTCGTGCTGCATGGGCCGACCGACATTTGCCCGCTCAGCAAGGAGCATTCGACCATTCCCGGGGGCGATAAGGCCGGCTGCGGCTACTTCCGCCCGCCCGAAGCATGGGAAGAGGTGCTCCGCGAAGCCGTGCGAGCAGCGATCCTCGGGTGAGCCTCGCCCAGCGGGTTTCTGAACGACTGAACCGGCTGGCGCTGACGATGGCGCCGCCGGGGCTCGTTCGGAACGGCGGCGAGCAGAAGGCGCTCACGCGCATGCGGTTCCCGCTCGGTGGGGCGAATAACGACCTCCGATGGTCGTTTTTTCCCTTCACTGACGCCCTGACCGCGCGCATGGGCGATTTCAACTACGCCTCCGCGGTCGGCGATGGGCTGAATTCGTCCGTCGTCGCGCCGGCGATCTGCTGGGTGATGCGCACCTTCCCGGAGGCGCCGGCGGTCGTTCAGAAACTCGAGAAGGAGCAATGGCGCAATCAGCGCAAACACACGCTGACCAAGCTGATCGCGCGCCCTAACCCATTTTATGACGGGCGCATTCTCTGGATGGCCACCTGCCTGGACTTCCTCTTCGGCGAAGCGTTCTGGCTGAAGATCCGGAATCCGATCGGCGAGGTCGTCCAGTTCTGGTGGGTGCCCCGCGGGCTGATCACGCCGCGCGCACCGGCCGATGGATCGGTATTCATCAGCCATTACGACTACAACGTGGGTACCGGACAGCCCGAACGGATCCTCCCGCGCGATATCGTGCATTTCCGCTTCGGCATGGACCCGCGCAATCCCCGCCGCGGCTTCTCGCAGCTCGCTGCCGTGATGCGCGACGTCTATACCGATGAGCAGGCCTGCGCGTTCACCGCATCGATTCTGCGCAATTTGGGCGTGATCGGCGTAATTATCTCGCCCAAGGTCGTCGATGCGGCTGGCGGTGCTGTTGGAGCGAGCCCGGAAGACGTCAAAGAGGTGCGCGACTACATCGATGCGAACATGACGGGCGAACAGCGCGGCCGCACCCTCGCCCTCGGCTCACCGACCGAAGCGCAGCTGCTGCAGTACAACCTCCAGGGCCTCGACGTCGGACCGCTCCGCGACATCCCCGAAGAGCGAGTTTGCGCGGCGATCGGCATTCCCGCGGCGGTGATCGGGTTCGGCACCGGCCTGCAGCAGACCAAAGTCGGCGCGACGATGTCGGAAAACGTCAAACTCGCCTGGAAGGGCTGCTTGATGCCGACGCAGAAGATCCTCGGCGGCGAGCTCGGTCGTTCGGTGCTGCCAGAGTTCGAAAATGATCCGGAGGATTACCGGGTCGGCTTCGACTGGTCCGAGGTGCCTGCGCTCTGGGAAGACGATTCGGAGCGCGGGAAACGCGTCACTGGCCTCTTTACGGGCGGCGTCATCAAGCGCGGCGAGGCCCGGCGCGACATCAATCTGCCCGCCGATGCGAATGATGAGGTCTATGTGCTGCCCGCCGGCGCGCAGCTGCTGGACAAAGACGGCAAGCCACTCACCAGCAATCCAAATGCGCCGACGCCACCGGCGCCCGACAATCCCGCTCCGCCACCCGCACCAGACGAGGGCCTATGACCGCGCGCGCGCAGGGCGTTACGATGCCCGAGACGAAGCCACTGGAACGCAAATCCGTGACGCTGGAGATCAAAGACGCTGCGAAGGGCCAGGTCGAGGCCGTCTTCGCGACATTCGACGTCATCGACCATCACAGCGACTGGACCGAGCCCACTGCATTCGAGGACGGCGCTGAAGTACTGATCGGATCATGGGGACATGGCACGGTGTTCGGGGAACCCCCCGTCGGCAAAGGCGTCATCAAAGTCACCAAAAAGGACGCACGGCTCGTCGGGAACTACTTCCTCGACACCGCTGCCGGTCTCGAGCAATTCACTACCGTCAAGAATGTGGGCGGTCAGCAGGAATGGTCGTACTCCTTCGAGATCAAAGCGACCGGTGAGGTGACCGAGGAGCTGCGCCAGCGCGGCGTGCGGCGCGTGCTCTCGAAGCTCCTGGTCCATGAGGTGAGTCCGGTAATGCGCGGCGCCGGGATCGATACGCGCACCGTTACGGCGAAGTGCGCGAAATGCGGCGGCGACCATGCGGCGGAGGAATCCGGCAAAGGAAAACCGGCCGACGCGGCATCCGCCGCAGCAGAACCGGTCGCCGAGCAGAAGACCGACGAGAAACCGGCTGACAAACCGGTTGACAAGCCCGCCGAGCCGACGGCGGAGCAGAAGGCCGCCGAGGAAGCGCGCAAGCGTCAGCGCGCGGAGATCGATGTGGAGGTCGAGCGGTTTGAGCGAACCCGTCGCCGTCTCGGTTACTAAGCCGCGGCTCGAGCTGTTCCGCTGCCATCATTGCGGGCGGCCCAGCGAACGGATGACGCGCCCAATGCGTATTGCGGGCGTGTTTATGAATATCCCGCAGTTTTCGATCATTCAGCTACCGCCCGGTGCGGAAAAATTCCGGTGCCGCGGCTGCGGCTGGATCAACGTCTTCGAACTGATTCAGGGCGCGCGGGGCCCGGTAGTTGACTTGCAGACCGTCGTCACCTAGAATAGGACCACTTCTTCGCAGGGCCACCTTCATCGGCCGGCGACGTGCGCAACCCCAATTGCGCCGCGCTGGCCTTCTGATTTTTCAGAGCCCCGCGGCGCGCTCCGTAGGAGGAGCGCCATGGCCAAGCGGTCGATCCAACTCCGCGAGGAAGCCCGCACCAAACACAACCTCGTCGGCGACGTGCTCAAGCTCGCGGGCGCCGACCGCGATTTCAGCAAGCGCGAGGTTCTCGATAAGCTCGGCGCGAGCGATTCCGAGGATGCGGTCAAGAAATTCCGAGCGCTGAACGGCGAAGCGCATCGGCTCTTCGGTGAAGCCACCGACGAAGAGCTCAAAGAAGACATCCAGGATCACGAAGCTCGCGACGAGGCGCTTCGGAATCCGAAGCCGAACGCCGGTCGGCACCCCTCCCCCTTCCCGGACAGCCAGAAGACGGTCGGCCGCCTGGTCGTCGAGGGCGATGCCTACAAAAACTGGCGCGATCAGGGCAAGAATCGCGGCCCGTTCGGCGTCGAGGTCCCGGTCAGCGCCAGGGAGTATCTGCAGGGGCAGAAGACGCTCGTGACCACTGCCGCGGGCTTCGCGCCGCGGCCGCCCCGGATCGCTGACGTCGTGCCCGCCGCGGTGCGACCGATCCAGGTTCTCGACCTGATCCCGATCGAGGGTACGAACAACCCCACGATCATCTTCATGGAGAAGACCACCTACACGATCTCCGCTGCGGAGCTCGCGGAAGGTGGGACCTATCCTGAGAGCACCTACGTCTGGACCGAGCGCACGTCGCCCGTGCGCAAGATCGCGGATTCGATCCCGGTCACGGACGAGCAGCTCGATGATGTCGACCAGATGGCCGGCCTCATCGATACGGATCTGCGCTTCGGGGTCCAGCAGAAGCTCGACTCGCAGGTCATGGTCGGCACGGGCGCCGGCGTGCAGCTCACCGGCATCGTGAACACGGGCGGCATCCAGACGCAGGCCCGCGGCACGGATCCGCACTTCGATGCGGTCTTCAAAGCGCTCACGAAAGTGCGCGCGGTCGGCCGCGCCGAGCCCGACGCGATCTCGCTGCATTCGACCGACTGGCAGACGTTCCGCCTCATGCGGACGGCTGACGGCATCTACATCATGGGCAACCCGGCCGAGCCGGGGCCGATGAATCTCTTCGGTGTGCCCGTGGCCCTGAACGAGGTCCTGACGCTCGGGACGGGCATGGTCGGCGATTACAGCCGCTTCTCGAAGCTCTGGGAGCGCAAGGGCATCGCGGTCGAGGTCGGCTTCACCGGCACGCAGTTCACGGAAGGCAAAAAGACCCTGCGCGCGGATGGACGCTTCGCGTTCGTCGTGCGTCGGGCCGCGGCCTTCTGCTCGCTGACCGGGCTGTAAGCAGTGCCGCAGGCGAAGCCGCTTGTCGGCACGCACACGATCGCGAACGGAGCGAGCCTCTCCGACGCGATCGAGGTTGGTGAGTCGGTCGTCGTAGGCTTCCAGTTGCCGACGATCGACAACGCCGCTCTCTCATTTCAGGGGAGCCATGACGGCGTGACGTATCAGAACGTGTTCGACTCGGCCCAGACCGAAGTACAGGTCGCGGCCAGCACGGGGGCGCGGTTCGTGGCCGCGCCGGCTGCACTCAACGGTCTCCCATTTATCAAAATTCGCAGCGGGCTTTCCGGTGCCCCGGTGAACCAGACCGGTCAACGAACCATCCAGGTCGTCGCGAAATAGCGGCGGAGGGACATCATGGGTCAGGCGCCCGACACAAAGGCACTCAAGACATGGCGCGGTGAGTATGACTTCGCCATCGACGGCGGTGCGGCTGGGACTATCACGCTGCGCAGCCAGGACGGGCCGATTCCGATCAATGCAATCGTCCTGGGCGGCTACATCGATGTCCTGACCGCCTGCCTCTCGGCGACCGGCACGATGCAGTTGAACAGTGAGGCAGCCGCGGATCTTCTCGCCGCGACCGCGCAGGCAGGGCTCACGCTGGGCCGCAAGTCGGTCATCCCGAACTTCACCGGCGCGTCGTCGCTGAAGATGACGGCCGATCGCCTGGTGCAGCTCGTGATCGCGACCGCCGCGTTCACGGCCGGGAAATTCCGGCTCTCGTTGGTCTACCAGTAACCCGAGGTCCCGGATGACGCTGAGAATCGTTCGGGCCCAGGGCGATACCGATCATCTGCAGCCAGGCGAGTTGCTCGCCGATCGGCGACTCTGGGTCAATGCCGCGAAGACGCGCCTCCTCGAAGACGGTGATTCCGCGGCGGCGTTCCTCCTCGCGGCCGAAGGTCGGCCGATCCCGGCAGATCTGGTCACATCGCTGGGGCTCGAGCTGGTCGATGGTCGCGTCGTGCAGCGACCGGTCGCCAAGGCCGAGGCTCCGGCAGTGAGCGCGCCACCGCCACCGACCGTCCCGTCGGTCGACGATGGTGAGAAACACCCCGGAGGGGATTCCTCCGACGCGGTGAAGTAACCAGGCCGGGCTCGTGGCCGACCTGGTTTCACTTGCGGAGGTCAAAGCATGGCTCGGGAATCCGCCATCCTCCGACGACTCACTCCTGACGGATCTCGCCGATCGCATCGAGGTCATTCTCGAGCAGGTGAAGCGCCGGTCGTTCGCGGTGGCCGCCGCAGGGGTCGTCGTCAAGGTGGATGGCACCGGCATGCCCTACGTCTGGCTCGACCGACCGATCGCCACGCTGACCAATGTGAAGATCGGGCTCGATGCAGCGAGCCCAGACGAGACGCTCGTGGCAGCACCCAGAACGGTCATCGCACAAGGACGGCGCATCTACCGTCAGGACGGCGGGTTCTTCCCGCGCGGCGTGGCCAATGTGCAGGTGACCTTCGATGCCGCGGATCAGCTCGACAAGGATGCGAAGCAGGCAGTGCTCGACGGAGTGGCGCTCGCCTATCGGATGCGGGGGTCCGAGGATGCCTCGAGCGAAGGGGTCGGCGCATTCGCGCATGGTCTGCGCGATCGCTTCGAGCAGCTCCCGAGTTGGCGCGCAGTACCAGCCCGGCCGATCGTCGCATGAGTTTCGCTGGCTTGGTGGCGATTCGCGGAACACAGGTAGTCCTGGAACAGGATACCGGCGTCACGCGCGATACCGATGGCGCCCCACTCGATGGATGGACGACGTTTGCCACCGTTCCGGCGCTCAAAGATGTGTTGGGCGGCAGTGAGATCGAGACCGGTGAGGGCCGGACTGCATCCGCAACCGTGCGCTGGCATTTGGCCGATAGTGCGGCGCTGGCGGCGGTGAAGCCGACGAAGTTCCGCATCAACGAAGGCGGCGTGCTGTTTGACATCATCAACGTGGATCGGAAGACGGCGCGCGGCCAGCTGCATCTCATGACCAAGCAGAGGGGCGCGTAGTGCCTGATACCTCAATGCTCTGTGCCGAACCGGCCGTGACGCAAGCGACCAAAGAGGTCGATTGCGAGAGCATCGGAACCGGACCACAGGGCAAGCCGCTCGCACGTGAGCGTGTCGCGATCGCGGGCCCAGGTTCGGTATCTGTCACAGAGGTTGATCTGGGCACGCTCAACGATGCGACCCGAAATGTCGTGTTGCTTGCAGCCAATACGACGCGCCGCTCGGCGAAGATCGAGAATCAAAGCGAGCTCGTGCTCCTGATTGGAGAAGGCACCGCCGCGAAGGTGAATAGGTACTCGTATCGGATCGAGCCGGGGGAGACGCAGGAGATCCCGTTTCCGGCCTGTAGTCTCGCGCTCAACGGGATGTTCCTGGGCGGCCTGCCGTCGCGGCCGGTGCTGATCACGGAGAGGAGCTGAGCATGGATGATATCCGCAACCTTCTGCTAATCGGTGAAGGCAAGTTCGGTGACGACAATCAGGCGCAGCAACGCGGCGACTGGTGGGGCGGCGCGATCGTCAACGAGCTGTATGGCCGCTATACCGAGCTCATGCTGCGCGGCAAGCTGCTCATCTTCTCCTCAGCTGCAGCCGGCCTCGCGATCGGCGTCGCGGGGAACAACAACCCGACGATCTGGAATCCTGCGGGTTCGGGCCGGTTGTTCGTACCCATCCGCACGCTGCTCGGCTATGTCTCGACGACACAGGTCGCCGGGCATTACGCCTGGGCCTATCAGACCGACGTCGGATCCGCGATCGCTACGGGCGCGCCCATTACCGCATTCACAAAACTTCCGCCAGTCAACGCATTGATCGGCGCGCGCAATCAGAAGAGCCCGATCGTTTTCGCGACGGCGGTCACGTTCGGGGCGGCACCGACATATCTGCGGCCTACGGGTCTGAGCAATGCGGCGATGGCGGCGGCGACGGCCATCGCGCCGTTCACGCAGATCCTCGACGAGGATGGCACGCTCGGGCTTCTGCCTGGCTGCGCGTTGCAGCTCTGCGCCAATGCCGCAGTCGCAGCGGTTCAGGCCGTGGCGATCATTGGCATCGATCTCCCGGCGCCACCGGGCTATGAGAGCTAAGTGCTCGCGCTCTTCCATCACGAGTTCTGGGAAGCGCAGCATTCGGGAGCTGATCGGTTGAATTGGGTTCCGAAGCATCAACCAATTCGACCAATGACACGGTCGGGGATGTTCCGGATGGCGGGCCGAGCTTCACGTAGGCGATCACGATGGATCGGCTGGCCACGACATAACCGTCGACAGCAGCGGAGAGCCTGATGCCAGTAGCGGCATCGATCAGATGGAGCGGAGGTCGAGAGCTCGCGCAAGCCTTGCGCGAGCTCCCCGCGCTTGTCGCGACCGAAACGCTCGAATCTGCCGCTGTGGCTGGGGCTGGCATTGTGCGCGCTGCCGCGGCGGCCAAGGCACCGCGCAGCTTGCTCCGCCGGCGTCCACGCTCGCCGCGCCTGGCCGATACGATCCGTGTCGAAATCCAAGAGAAAGATCGCGCGCATGTGCGGGTCGCGATCGTCAGCAAGGCACCCTTTGCCCATCTCGTGGAGTACGGCCACGACATCATCGCGCGCGGACCGGGTCGCAAAGCGCTGGGTTCGCAGCAGCGCATCAAGCGCGCGGTTGGCGTGCGCTGGAAAATTGTGCGGCGCAAGCGCAAGGACGGGTCGGTGGTCGAGAAAACCGTCCTGCTGACGAAACAGCGGTCCTTTGTGACCGGCATGCATGCAGAACTGCGTTCAAAACTTCTCGACAGGCGGCGCGCGGGTGCCATCGGCCATGTGGCCGCGGAACCATTTCTCCGGCCCGCGTTCGATGAGACCAAGGACGCAGTGCTCGCGCGCATGAGCCAGGTGATCGGGAAAAGCATCGAGGAGCATTACCGCCGCGTAAGCACTCCACAGGGACCAGCCAAGGCGGCTGCGTGAGCCTCAGCGAGGCGATCTACGCGCGCGCGGTGGCGCATGGCTTGGGTGCCCTCATCGGTACGCCGCCGCGGCTGTATCCCGTGGATCACGTGCCCCAGGACGTCGCAGGGGATTATGCCCAATACCTCATCGTCGACGGACCGCGAATCCATGTCATGAGTCGCGATTCGCTTGCGCAGCCGCGGGTACAGGTCGAGTGCTTCGCGTCGACGCGGAAGAAGGCTTGGGCGATCGCCGAACAGATC